CAACGATTGATGTCACCAACATGGATGTCAATGATGTTAAGGTACTTGCTGGTTTAGCAACTGACTTTGCGATTACTAATCTTGTAACTCAGGTTGGTATTGCTACATCTGCATTCATAACATCTGGTTTTATGACATCACTATACGACTCCACTGGAGTTGTTGGTGTCAATACTCAACATATGTTGAGCACCAATGCTGATGGTACTCTTTCATGGAAGGAACCTTCACAAATTGGTATTGCTACAGTTAACCCTGGTACTGATGTATGGTTTGTTAGTACTCATGGTGTTGATGATAACGAACCTTCTCGTGGTCGTACTGATGACAGACCATTCAGAACGATTAAGTATGCTGTACAGAGAATTTCTAATAAGTATGATCACATTTATAACGGTGGTACTGCTACAAACGCAGTTAATGTTCAGAGTGGTGCTGAGTCAGGTAACCAGAAATCTCCTAATGCAGCAACATATGATGCTCTTACAGGTAATTTAAGACTATCATTTGCATCTGCTCATGGTATGACTACAGGTGATACTATCACCCTTGATAACAACTCGTTATCATTTACTTGTAATATGGATAACAATGCGACTTCGCATACTTATCCTCGTGCTACTGATCCTATTGCTGGTGTAACAACTGCTGTTACTGTAGTAGACTCAGATACATTTGATCTTAATGTTAATGTCTCCCCTAACATTAGAGGAATTAATGAGACATTGAACATCGGTGGTGGTGTTTATGAAGAGGTATTCCCAATTACAGTTCCTGCTGGATTAACTGTTAAAGGTAATGGTCTTCGTGCAACTAAGATTGTTCCTACAACTGCTACTAAGCAGAAAGACGCATTCTTAATGAATGACAGAACAGTTGTTGAAGACTTAACTATTGCAGATGTCTACTTTGACACACCAAATAATGCTGGTTTTGCGTTTAGATATGCTCCTGGTATTGCTGTTAGCATGAGGTCACCTTATGTTCAGCGTGTAACCGTGATGAACAAGGGTACTAATCAAACTACTTCAGATCCTTACGGTTATTCAACTGCAGATTCACCTCCATCATCCTACATTGCTGGTGGTGGTGCATATATTGATGGTTCGGTGATGGCAGAAGGTTCGTTAGAAGCAGCGATGCTCTTTAACGAGTGTACATTTATTGTACCTAACAGTCAGGGTGTTGTAATGACTAACGGTGCTCGTGTTGAGTACCTAAACTGCTTTACATACTTTGCTGCTGAAGCACTTAAGGGTGTATCTGGATCTCTTGGTATTTCATCTGTAGGTAAGACAAGATTAAGATTAACTGGTATTACTACAGTTGGTGTAGGTAACACTATTACTTACTATGATACTGATGGTACTACTGGACTAGGTACTGCTATTGTTGCTAACTATGATGGAACATATCTAGATGTAACAGGCAAGCAAACAGGTTTTGAAGTCCTTAATAATAGAGTTGCTAAGACAGTAACCTTTAATGATAACGCTCAATTAGATACTACAGTTAAGAAGTTTGGTACTTCATCACTTAAGTTAGATGGTACTAATGATTCTATTAGTCTATCATCTAGTGGTGATCTTGGATTTGGAACTGATAAAGACTTTACTGTTGACTTCTGGGCATACACAAATACTACAGGACTCTCTAGTGCAACTCTAATTGACTTTAGAGCAAATGGAACTGATGCAGAAGGTCTAAGTATTGCTTACCGTGCTGCTGGTGAAGTAGATGTCCGTGTTGGTACAACTACTGCTATCACGGGTTCTGGTGCTGGTATAGGAACAGGTGCTTGGCATCACATCGCACTTGCAAGGTCTGGTACAAATACAAGACTATTTGTTGATGGTACTCAGAGAGGTATTAAGACTTCTGATACAACCGATTATGGTTCCACTAAACCATTAGTAATTGGTGCTGACTATGATGGTGGAAGTAATAATGTCACAGGATGGATTGATGAGTTTAGAGTAGAATATGATGTTGCTAAGTATACTGCAAACTTTACTGCACCTACAGTAGCACATACTGGAGATGCTGATACTAGGGTACTATTACACTTTGATGGTATTGCAGGTCTTACAACCACAACTGATGATGTAGTCCGTAATCAGGATATCAGAATCGTTCAAGCAGGTGGTGGTATTGGAACTGCTACTAAGGTACAACTAGCAGATTACAGTCAGTTCGGTGCTGACATGCGTTCAGTTGGTTGTGCTGTTGAGTATGGTCAAAAGGGTGTTATTGCTGATGGTGACGGTGTTACTCTTAGAATGTTTGCACTGAACTTTAACCAAGTTGGTTCAGGTGGAGATATTAGTAACGATCCTAATACTGTAATACAAGCAAATGAAGTTACTCAGACCAATAATGGTGAGGTATCATTTGTAAGTATTGACCAGAAGGGAGACTTCCGTGTTGGTGATGCGTTCTATGTTGACCAAGAAAATGGTACAGTTGCATTCTCACAACAGGTAACCAGTCTACAAGCACTATCTAACTTAACTATTTCAGACTCTTCTGGTAATAGTAGTCAGGTAACTCCTACCAGTGGTACATTTGGTAATATCCAAATCGCTGGTAATAACATTGAATCTACTACAGGTGATATTAACATTGACCCTGCTGGTGCTGGTGATATTAATATTACTGGTGATGTCAATGTTCTAGGTATCCTAACCGCTACAACCATTCAACTGGATGCATTCCAGAAGGGTGATACATCTATTGCTTTAACTGATAGTGGTAGTGATGGTACTATCGTTTCAAGTACTGAGAATACTGAAGCGATGCGTATCGATGCCAATCAAAAAATTGGTATTGGAACTGCTAGTGTTAGAGATAGACTAGATGTATTAGACACTGCTAGATTTGAGAGAATCAACGCTACAGGTGTTGTAACAGTCAGCAGTAGTGCAGATGTTAATAACCTCGATGCAGTTGATGCTAAGATCGCTACAGGTCTTGCTACAAACTTTACGGTAGGTCAGACAATAGGTGATGGATCATTAACTATCAATTCACCTGTTGGACTTAACAGTCACACAGATGTCCCTGACAATGTTGAGTTTAGGGTGGGTGAGAACTCCGACTTTAAGTTCTATCATCAGGATACTGATGCATTTGCTAACAGAGGACATAGTATTCTTCAGCATAGTAATGGTAATGCTACTTACGGTAGATTACAAATAAGAAGTGATTACTTCAGTGTACAAACTGCTGCAGGTAATAGCGACTTCTTAATGGCAGACAGTAAGACTGTCAAGTTGATGTATGCTGATACTGCAGCTTCTGGTGTTGGTGACAGATTGATTATTAGAGCATCTGGTTCAGAGATGCTTGGTATCGTAACTGTTAAAGATAACGGTGTTTATAAAGGAGAAGTTGCAATTGGTTCTTCTATAACAGCAACTGCTGGTGTAGTAACTGCCAATGCTGTTGACCTTGCTGATGCTGATATTCTTGACGCTAAGATTACTGCTGGTTTAGCAACTGACTTTGCAATAACAAATGCCAGAATACAAACTGGTATTGCTACTGAGATGACCTTCGCTGGTTTCTCAACTTTCGTTGGTATAGCAACATTCCAAGACGACATATATGTCGCTGGTAACTTAAATGTTATTGGTGATGTTGTATATGATGAGGTTAACGGTAGAAACATCAAGATTACTGGAATCAGTACATTTAATGAAGTTGTTGTTGTTGGAGTAACTACTATATTTGACATTAAGATCGGTGCTGGTAGTTCTACCACTAAGATTGAAACAAATAGCGGTGAACTAGTTCTAGATTCTGCTGCTGGTCAAGTAACAGTTCAAGACAACTTCCAAGTAGTTGGATACGGTACATTCAAGAATGGTTTATACTATCGCTCAGATCAAGATGGAAGCACTGGTATTGGATACAGTGGTCCAAATGGTATGGGTTACTTTGAAGCAGATGGAAGATTAGTAAGTACAGCAAGCACAGTTGGTTTCCTAACTACTTCTAACTATGTAATGACTACAAACGCTTCTGGAGTCCCAACATGGACTGACTCCATCGATGGAGGATTCTTCTAATGGCAAAACCAAATAGTAGGGCAACATTACAAGATTATTGTTTAAGACAATTAGGTGCTCCAATTCTGGAGATTAATGTTGCCGATGAGCAAGTTGATGATTTAATGGATGATTCTCTACAATTCTTTTATGAGAGACATTTTGATGGTGTAGAAAAGGTATTGCTTAAGTATCAACTTACTGAAGAAGATAAGAAGAGAGGTAGAGCAAGAGGTGGTGATAATAGTATAGGTATTACTAGTACAACTACTGCATCTGGTGTATTTGAGGAGAATACCAATTATATAACTGTACCTGATTCTATATTAGGAATTGAAAGAGTTATGCAGTTTGATAGTAGTGGACTTAGTAATGGAATGTTCAACTTAAAATATCAGCTGTTCTTGAATGATATTGCTTTTAATATGGGTTATGATGGTCTTCTAAATTATTCTATGACTAAGACATATCTAGAAGATATTAATTTCTTATTGACTACATCTACTCAGATTAGATATAATAAGAGAAATAATAGACTTTATTTTGATATTGATTGGGCTTCTACTACTGTTGGTCATTGGGTATTAATTGAGTGTTATAGAATCATGGATCCTGCTAACTATAGTGGTGTTTATAATGATTCATTCTTGAAGAGATATCTAACAGCAAAGATTAAGAAGCAATGGGGGCAGAACCTCATTAAATTCCAAGGAGTTAAACTTCCTGGTGGTATAGAACTTAATGGTCGTCAAATCTATGAAGATGGTGACCTAGAGATAAGAGAGATAGAAGAGAAAATGCTATCTACTTATGAAATCCCAGTCCTTGACATGATAGGTTAATGCCTTTATCTCCATTTTTCCAACATGGTTCACCTGATGAGCAGAGACTAGTACAGTCTCTGGTTGATGAGATGTTGTCTATGCATGGTATTGATGTATATTACATACCAAGGAAACAAATTGTTACTGATGATATATTAGGTGAAGTTCAGTCATCAAAGTTTAATGATAATTATATTATGGAAGCATACCTCAACAACTATGAGGGATATGCTAAGGGTAGTGATGTAATGACTAAGTTTGGGATTAACTTACAGAATGAGATTACTCTAACAATATCAAGAGAAAGGTTTGAGGACTTTATTGCACCATTTCAGTTCAACTCAACAAACTTAGTTGGTGCTAGAGATGGAGATATAGATTTTGGTACTAGACCTAAAGAAGGTGATCTAGTCTGGTTCCCATTAGGAGAGAGATTATTTGAGATAAAGCATGTTGAGCATGAGCAACCATTCTTCCAGTTAGGTAAGAACTATACTTACGAACTTCAATGTGAACTGTTCCAGTTACAAGACGAGATTATCGATACCAATGTTGTTGGTATAGATGAAAGATTAAGTGAAGAAGGATATATTACTACAGTAAGTCTTGCTGGCATAGGATCTACTGCTCAGGCATCTGTTGATACCTTTGCACTATCTGGTGCATTACAGAAGATTACATTGAACGATGATGGTTCTGGATATACTACAGTACCTTCTATTAGTGTGTCACCATCTCCTGCTGGTGTATCAACATCTCTTGGTCAGGTAGTTGGATTTACAACCACTAGTGGTAACCTTGCTTCCATAGATTATGTTGCTATAACTAATCCAGGTTTTGCTTATGTTGAACCACCTACTATTGGATTTGGTACTCCAGGTGTGGGTGCTGCTGCAACATCTACATTAACTAATAGTGGTATTGCATCTATTAGAATCACTCAACCAGGATTTAATTATGTTGCTCCACCTATAGTTACTATTCAACATCCTCAGTATGTTGACAAACAGTATGAGTTTACTGGTATTGCAACTGCTGGAATGATGGAGATTGTTGGAATTAATACTATGGCAAATATTGCTATTGGTCATACTATTAACTTCAAGACTTTTGGTGCTGTGACACTTATTGGTGGTGCTAAAGTAACATCTATTGGTACTAGCAGTGTTGGTATTGGTACTTCCCTTGGTGGTACTGGAACTGCATCTGGTGTTACCTTTGTTGGTACTGGTGCTATGGTTGGTGCTAAGGCAGGTCAAGTACAAGCAACTGCTGTTGCCACATTGTCTAATGATGCAATGTTTAGAATATATCTAACGGATGCTGGTGTTGGTTATGAAGCAACTCCAACTGTTTCTATTAGTGCTCCATTAAGTGTTGGTGTTGGAACATATCATATAAATGAAAGGGTTGTTGGATCAATATCTGGTGTTGAAGCATATGTTAAGAAATGGGATGCTGCTAACAGAAAACTAGAAATCTCGATAAATACTGGAGAGTTCTACTCTGGTGAGTACATTACTGGAACTGCATCTTCTGCTAGATACCAAGTCTTCTCTTATTCTGATGATATAAGTAGTCAAGCACAAGGTGATGAATACTTTATGAATGATGAATTTGAAACTGCTGGTGATGCTCTTCTTGACTTCACTGAAAATAACCCATTTGGTATAGTATAATGTTAGGCACTTATTTTTATCACGAGATATTAAGGAAAACAATTATTGCTTTTGGTACATTGTTCAACGATGTTCATATTCAGCATGATGATAGACAGGGCGGTACTATTAGCGAAACTAAGGTTCCATTGATATATGGTCCTAAGCAAAAGTTTCTTGCTAAACTTCAACAACAAGAAGAATTAACAAAAGCAACTGCAATAACATTACCTAGGATGTCATTTGAAATGACTTCTATGAACTATGATGCTAGTAGAAAGTCAAGTATAACTAGAACTTTTAAAGCAGTAGATGCTGATAATAAAGCAAAAAAAGTATATTTACCAGTACCTTATAATGTAGGATTTGAACTTAATGTGATGACTAAGTTGAATGATGATGCATTACAGATTGTAGAACAGATACTTCCATTCTTCCAACCAGCATTTAATGTTACAATAGATCTAGTAAGTTCTATTGGAGAAAAAAGAGATATACCAGTTGTATTAGAGAATATATCATTCACTGATGAGTATGAAGGGGACTTCTCAACTAGAAGAGTATTGATGTATACATTCCAGTTTGTTGCTAAGACCTATCTATTTGGTCCTGTTGCTGAGAGCACAGATGGTCTTATTAAGAAGGTTCAGGTCGATTACTATGCAGATACTAATGTTCAGCAAGCTAAGCGTGAGATGAGGTATACTGTTACCCCAGATCCAATTACTGCTGGACCTGAAGATGACTTTGGATTCAGTGAAACTACTACTATGTTTGATGATTCCAAGAAGTATAGTCCAACTAGACAGGAGGATGTATGATCCCACTACCTGAAATTCCTTATGACCCTTGGTTTAATGAACCACACAATCCCCTTGATGATATGCCTATAGCAACTAATGACAGATTTGATATGTATGGATCCTCTGATGCAGATGATGCATATAATCCACAATATGCATCAAGGCATGAATCATCACCTGAGTTTGAAAAGAGTGCAGAAGAAGTAGTTACTATGCATGAGAAAATGTATAGAATTGCTACTGCAAAATACAATCCATTTGCTGTAGGTGGATCGGAAAGTATTCATGATTTTGAAGGAGGATCAGAAAATGTCCAAAAAAATTGACAAAGCATTAAATACTTCTTCTGAAGTAGTAGAAGTTGAAGCTACAGATATACCCGAAAATGGGGGTGCTAAAAGAAAAGATCAATTAGCAAAAGTTGATATAGATAAAGACTATGAGTATACTCGTGGTCAGTTATATTCCCTAATAGAAAAGGGTCAAGAGACTCTTAATGGTATTATGGAGGTTGCTGAAGAATCAAGTTCTCCAAGAGCATATGAGGTTGCAGGTCAGGTACTAAAGTCTACTGCTGACATTGCTGATAAGTTAATGGATCTTCAGAAGAAAGTTAAGGAGATTGATGAGACCAAACATAAGACTACAAACAATGTTACCAATAATGCGATATTCACTGGTAGCACTGCAGAGTTGCAGAAGATGATAAAGCAAGGGTTTCTAGATGCTAAATAAGAGCTAGTTACACTTATAACTATGCCTGAAGATATAAAGGAAGAAATTGTAGAGGAGGAAGAAAAGAAAGGCCCCCTACAAAAGTTAAAAGATAAGATTCTTCCAGATGAAGATGAGCAAGCTGCTATCATTAGTACATTTGTTCGCCTTGGTGTTCTTGTCTGGTCGGGTGGAATATTGACATTAAATTATGTTGCCATACCTGGTGTTCCTCAACAGAAAATAGATCCGACATTTATAGCTTCAGTTTTTACAGGAGTTTTAGCTAGCTTCGGAATTCAGACAGCATCTAAGAAGGGTGACGGTACTATGAAGATGAATGGTAATGGTAATGGTGGACCTCCTCCTGTTACTGCACAAGATATTGAAGCTATCATAGCAAAAGCACCTGCTGGTCCTGTTCAAACCATTAGAGTTGAGCAAGCACCACTTAAGATTACTACTGATACCAAAGCAGAAAAGTTTACAATGTGATATAATAACCATATACGAGGTTACTACAATGCAAAAATTAGTTAATGTACTTGCTGTTGCGTCTGCTGCTGTATCTGTTGCCGTTGTTGGCAGTGGGTTATATGTATATGTCAACAGGGATTCCATCATTGATGGAGTTAAATCACAAGTTATGGAAGCAGTTACTGGATCTATCGGACTTCCTAGTGGACTGGGTGGAGGGTCTTCACTCCCCATAGGAACACCTGATCTAGCACCATCAAATCCATTGGCAGGTGAAAATGCTGCTGTTGGTGGACCAACAGTTTTTTAAACAATGAAAATCAAATCTATTACACCACCCATAACTGGGTGGTTAGAAATTGATTTGGATGAAAATATTATCACATATCTCAATGAACTAATAGATCAATCTAAGATTGATAATATTAGTATGAAAGGTAATCTAGCTGGTCATATATCATCCAGTTTAGCATTAAAAGATAAAGAAGATTATCTTATGGATAATCTTCTAATTGAATGTGCTAATGAATATGACAAAGCATTTCCATCAGCAAATAAAATAGTTAATCATATTGGGACTACTCAAAGATTGCTTATAAGTGCTTTATGGGTTAACTTTCAAAAGAAACATGAGTTTAACCCTATGCATGATCATAGTGGTGTATTTTCATTTGTAATATGGATGAAGATTCCTACTGATTGGAAGGAACAAGCTAAGTTACCTTTTATGGAAGGGCAAAAGCATTCTAGTGTATCAAATTTTGAGATTACATACCCAGATACTGATGGAACTTTAAAAGAAGATTATTATCAAATGAGTCCTGAAATGGAAGGTAAAATGCTATTCTTTTCTTCAAGGTTAAAGCATGGGGTATATCCTTTTTATGAATCTGATGGTACTAGAATTAGTATCTCTGGAAATTTAATGTATGCATAAATAATTCACCGTAACAAAAAGTAATGAAAAAAGTAAAAGAACTTGCCTACAAGGTAAAAGAATTTGATAAGAAGTGGGCAAAAAAGATTCAGGACAAGTTTAACTTAACTGACTATCAGATGCTTTGTGTTTCATTTGGTAAAGGACTTATCATAGGTGCTTTGATACTCTAACATAGTCAGTGAGTCAACACATAATTAGGTATTAATTACTACCGTGCTATAATAAATAGTCACAGTATGGGATTGAAATTATCATGCCCCTGACTAAGCATTATACAGTCGGTTACCACGACTCAGAACTTCGTCATTTAGAAATCTGCGAGTACGCTGTAGATTCCTACGAGGCAATACAAGACGCAAAAGAGGATGTTCCGTTTTTACGGGAGCATCCTCATTTTATTGACTTTGCAACTTTAGAAAAATGAGTAATATAACAAAACATAAGCATGAGATTATGTGGTGGATGAGTAGACTCACCATCATGGGAACTTCTCTAGGACTATCAACTTGGCTTGCTGCACAAGCATATGTCTGAAGTGGTCTGGTCAGTTAATATAATGTGTGCTATACTGTTAGTAGCAGTAGGCATAACTCTTGTCTACATATTTAAGTATGACGATTGGTATCCAAATGACTGACTTAGGATTAGATGCTTCACAGGAGACAAGAATAACTGTGATGCAATTGAAGATTGAAAGATTGGAAGAGAAGCAAGACGAGTTAAGAGAAAGATTAAAAGTTGTAGAGAAATGGGTCATTGGTGCTGCAGCAGTATTGGCAGCAGGTACTACTGTCATAGGATTTGCAACTAATATATCTAAAGCGTATTTGTAATGGATAAAGTACCATATCTTTTAAAAAGAGATGTATTCTCTGATGAGGAGTTGCGTCTTATTTTTGATGAGTTGCAGTTTTTAAACAACTCTTATTTAATGCAACCACCAGAGAATAGTGGTTCAGCAAGGGTTGATGGAGAAGTTATAAAAAATAATAAAGGTGTATTTCTTCGTAATGTATATTGTAGAGAAGATGCTTCATCAATTATTAGATTACTTAAAGATAAATTAGAACAATATGTAATTGAATACTCTAATGTACATATTACAAATCTTAATGCAGCAGGTACTAACGAACTATGGTTTTTAGTTTCTTATTATGAAAATGCAGATTATTATAAACCTCATGAGGATGCTACTCTTGCAACTGCATTGTTCTGGTTTAATAAGGAACCACGGAAATTTACTGGTGGTGATTTAACTTTTAATAATACAGATGAATTTGTTGAATATAAAAACAATTCTTTTATTATCTTTCCTGGATGGGCAACACATTCAGTGTCACCAGTATTATTTAATGGTGGAGCTGTTGACAAAACTATGTCTATTTGGGAGAGAGAAGGAAGGTATTGTGTTACAGTAGGTATGCACATAGTTCCAAAATGATAGAATTATTACTAGCAAGTCTTTCTGGTGAATGGATTCAAAAGATAAGAGAGCATGAATCTTTACAAAATAGAACACCTATCGAAGAATCTATAAATAGCTCACTTGAGGATTTCAATGATGGGTGCAATGGTTCCACCGAGCAGAAAGAGCTGCTACAACTTCCGTGTTACGAAGATCAAGAAGGTCTTAGACGGAGACACGATAGATGTGATAATAGACCTAGGGTTCGACCTAGCGAAGACGGAACGGGTGAGGATTGCTGGAGTGGACACACCAGAGAAGAGAACGAGGGACTTGGAGGAGAAGGCACTTGGATTAGATGCGACCAATTGGTTGAAGGGGAAATTGGAGGAGACGATTAAAGGTGATGAAGAACTCATTATTAGAACTGAACTTAAGGGTGGCGTTGGGAAGTATGGTAGGCTTCTTGGTTGGCTCTATGTTGGCGATGCTAGTATTTCATTAAATGAACTTATGATTGAGGAAGGGTATGCTTGGGCATACGATGGTGGCACTAAGCAAAAGAACTTTGAGGATCTCCGAAAAATTCGGAGACACTTTGGCACATTAACGGAGTAAAATCATGCCTACAAAACTACTTAAAGATCTTCCTATTCCAAAGGAAGCACAGAAAATGATTCAGGAAGTACCTGAACTAGCACCATTTATTGAACCAGAACCACAAGGTATTGGTTGGGGTGCAGGTATTGGTATAGCAGCAATAGTTGTAATACTTGCTGGAGCATTTGCTAAGTATAAGTGTAAGAAGAAGTAATGGCAGAGGATATCTATCTTGGTAACCCCAATCTAAAGAAAGCTAACACACAAACAGAGTTTAGTGTAGAACAGGTTCAGGAGTTTATCAAGTGTAAGCAAGACCCAATATATTTTGCAAGGAACTATATTAAAATTGTTTCCTTGGATGAAGGTCTTGTGCCATTTAAAATGTATGACTTTCAGGAGAAGTTGATTAGTAACTTCCATAATGAAAGATTCAATATATGCAAGATGCCACGACAGACTGGTAAGTCTACTACCTGTGTGGCATACCTCTTGCATTATATTGTTTTTAATGATAGTGTTAATGTAGGTATCCTAGCAAACAAAGCAGCAACTGCCAGAGAACTACTTGGTAGATTGCAGACTGCTTATGAGAACTTGCCTAAGTGGATGCAACAGGGTATCTTATCCTGGAACAAAGGTAGTATGGAGTTAGAAAATGGATCAAAGATATTGGCAGCTTCTACATCTGCAAGTGCTGTCCGAGGCATGTCATTCAATATCATTTTCCTCGACGAGTTCGCCTTTGTCCCAAATCATATCGCAGAAGCATTCTTTAGTTCTGTTTACCCTACTATTACTTCTGGTAAGTCAACGAAAGTCATAATGGTATCTACCCCCTGTGGTATGAATCATTTCTATAGGTACTGGCATGATGCACAAAGAGGTAAAAATGAATACACTGCTACTGAAGTCCACTGGTCAGAAGTACCTGGTAGGGATGCTAAGTGGAAGGAACAGACTATTAAGAACACATCTGAACAACAGTTTAAGGTTGAGTTTGAATGTGAGTTCTTAGGATCTGTTGATACTCTTATTAGTGTAGTTAAATTAAGAAACCTTGTCTTTGAAGATCCAATACAAACCAACGGAAAGGGTCTCCTCATTTACGAAAACCCTGTGAAAGGTAATGACTATATTATTACTGTTGATACTGCTAGAGGTATTGATGGTGATTACTCATGCTTTATAGTATTTGATATTACCACATTCCCACATAAAACTGTGGCAAGGTATAGGAATAATGAAGTTAAACCTATGCTATTCCCTAACATTATAATGGATGTTGCTAATGCTTATAACCAAGCATATGTTTTAATAGAGATTAATGATATAGGAGAACAGGTTGCAAGTATTATGAATTATGATTTGGAATATGAAAATCTTCTTATGTGTGCTATGAGAGGTAGGAATGGTCAGCAAGTAGGATCAGGATTCTCAGGTAGTAGAACACAGATGGGTGTCAGGATGACAGCAGCAGTTAAGAAATTAGGTTGCTCCAACTTGAAAACTTTAATGGAAGATGATAAGATAGAAACACATGATTATGATATTATCGCAGAACTAACAACATTTGTGCAGAAGAAACAATCATGGGAGGCAGAAGATGGATGTCATGATGACCTTGCAATGTGTCTTGTTATATTTGCGTGGTTAGTAGCACAAGATTACTTTAAGGAGATGACAGATACGGATGTCCGTAAACGCATCTATGAGGAACAGAAGAATCAGATCGAACAAGACATGGCTCCATTTGGATTTATCCTAGATGGTGTTGATGATGAAGATGAGTTTGTGGATGAAGAAGGTGACAGATGGGCAAAGGTTGATGAGTATGGAGATCGGTCATTTATGTGGGAGTACAAATGAAACCAGTTAAATGGTCTGCACAAGTTTTATTATCTAGTAATAGACTT